ATGTGATGTCGGTCGTTCACCACCTCACTTATGAGCACATCGGCGACGAATTCCTCGAAGAACTTCAGGGCATCTGTCGACCGTGTCATGACTTCCTGTCAGCCGTGACTGACGATGATCCAACCGAGCGAGTGCTTACCCCTGGTGGATGGGCACACCTGGCGCAGCACATCACCCTGGAAGCGTTGGGGCGCGCCCTCGACCACGCAATGAAGGTCTGGGGAGAGGACCTCAGTGACGACGAGGTAGAAGAGGTCCGCCGCGACTGGTGCCGGATCGACCCGGAACAATTCGCCGAACTCGTAGTCTCTGCCACGGTGAGGCGGGCGCCTTGAGCAGGCTTCTGATCGATCCTGCATTGCCGAACGGACCGAAGTTCGCGGGGGCCTCGGACACCGCCAAACTGCTCCATTTCCTGGCCCTCTGCTACGCCGCAAACGCGGTGACAGATGGCTTCATTCCTGAGCCAATTGCACGCCGGCTGACCAGCGCGAGTCGCAAACAATTCGACGAAGCGGTCGCACATCTCAGCTCGGTGCAGCCGGGATGCGAGCACCCGAGCTGGGAAGCGCGCCCGGGCGGCTGGTTCCTGCACGACTATGACGACCCGCTTTACGGAAATCCGATGCGAGAGGACTCCGAGAAGCGTCGGGAGCAAAAGGTCAAAGCTGGGGCTGAAGGCGGCAAGAAGTCCGCCCTCGCTCGCCTCGCGAAGTATGGAACGGCCCAGCCGCCGAGTTCAAAGCCCGAAGCAGAACTCGAAGCACCTGCTTCGAAGCGCCCGGAAGCACCTGCTTCGGCGCCTGCTTCGACAGGGCCATCCCCGAAGCAGACCGAAGCACACCGAAGCACGACCCCCCCGCGCGTGGGCGCGCGCCCTCACGCGCGCGTTGCGCACGCGGAAGCCCTTCCCTTCCCTTCGTCTCCAGACCCTTCAGTTACTCCAGGCACCTCTGGCGTGAAAGAGACGTCTGGAGAGCATGGAGACAACGCAGTGTTGGTGGCCGACAGCAACGGCGCCGCGGCTGCCACCCAGGCCGTCCACCTGGTCGACTGGCTGCTCGTCAACCGCGGCGACGCCACCTTCAAGACTCGCGCCGAGCAGGAGCACGAGCTCGCCACCGCCACACAGATGCTCCAGCTCGGCCTGTCCTATCCCGAGGTCCTCGCTCGCCTCCAGGCCTACCGCGACGCCATGGATCCCGACGACGTCGCCTCCTCCCTCGGCTTTTACTACGGCCGCCTGCAGGACGACGTGCACGCCGAGTTGAAAGCCTCACCCCCCCACGCCCGTTCAGGAAAGCTCACCAGGCTCAGCCCGACTCTTCCCGTTATCCAGGAAGGCAAGGCGTGAAAGGACCCCGAGGGACAGTCCAGGGTCCCCCCTCTCCCCAGGAGGGTCCGCCGGCGGAACCCGTGCGCGCGCGCGAGGCCATGGTCTACCGGCCACCCGAGCCATACGTCGAAGGCAACAAGGCGGCTGTGAAGCACGGCGCCTACAGCGCCGACCTGGTCAACCGGACGGCCGAGGAGATCTGGGTCGACATGGAGGAGCAGCTCCGCCTGATGCCTGGCTACCTCGACGCCGATCAGATCCTGGTCGACGAGATGCGCGAGGTGGTCGCCCAGCTGGTGCAGCTCCGGAAGTACCGCGCCGAGCATGGCCTACTCGATGCGGCCGGCAACCCTCGCAGCTTCGTGTGGCTCGAGGACAAGCTGGGCCGGCGCCTGGTCGACCTCGGCAAAGCCCTCGGCCTCGGCGCCTCCGAGCGGGCCAAGGTGTTCGGTGCCTTCATGGCCGCCGGCCGAGCTCACGCCGAGGCGCTGGCAGCCCAGGAACGGCTCCGGTCAAAGCTCAAGCCGCCCGCCAGGAAGAGGCAGAAATGACGCGGCGCAGCAGCCTCCGGCTAGCACTTGTCCAAGGACTTGTGACGACCAAGGGACCGAATCCGACCGCCCAATCCGGCACTTTCAGGCGGCGCCGGCGAGAAGATCTGGCCGAATTACCAACGAGCTCGGGAGTGTGCGTCCCCTGCCCTCTTCTTCCCCCACGCGCGGGCGAACCCTCAGCACAACGGCGCGGTCTTGTGCTACCATTTACTCGTGACACGCGACGAGGTCAAGCGGGTGATCGGATACGTGAGGGTCTCGACGGCGGACCAGGGCAAGTCGGGGCTCGGGCTGGAGGCGCAGGCGGAGGCGATCAACGCGAAGGCGCGGTCGAAAGGCTGGGAGGTCGTGCGGATCGCGAAGGACGTTGCGTCCGGCAAATCGATGAACGGGCGGCACGAGCTGCAGGCGGCGCTTGCCGACCTGAAGGCGCACAAGGCCGAGGGGCTGGTGGCGATGCGGCTGGACCGATTGTCGCGCTCGACCATCGACTTCGCGATGCTGCTGGAGACGGCGCGGAAGCAGGGCTGGCACGTGGTGATGCTGGACCTCGACCTGGACACGTCGACGCCGACGGGCAAGCTGATCGCGTCGGTGCTGGCCAACGTGGCGCAGTTCGAGCGGGAGATGATCGGGCAGCGGACGCGAGAGGCGCTGGCGGTGGCGAAGGCGCACGGTCAGAAGCTGGGGCGGGCCCGGATGATCGCGCCCGAGGTCGAGCGGCGGATCCGGCGGCTGCGCAAGACGCACAGCTACGAGGCGATCGCGCAGCAGCTGAACAGCGAGGGCATCGCGGCGCCGGCGGGCGGCACCTGGGGCTGGACCACGATCAGGCGCGTGGCAGAGCGGGGTGCGTAGGTGGGCTATCGAGGAACGCCAGACGAGGAGCGCGAGATGTTCATGGCCGAGCAGCGCCACAAGTCAGTGATCCTGATTCGCGAAGGCAAGCTGCGGCCACGGCCGGAGAAGTGCGAGGAATGCGGCGCCGAACCTGGCAGGACCCGGATCGGAGGGGTCTCGCTGGTCCAGATGCACCATCCGGACTACTTCCACCCCGAGCTCATCGAGTGGCTCTGTCCCCGGTGTCACCGCATCGCGAACCGGGAACGCGCGAAGGTGCTCTCGCCCACGTAGCCCGCCGGCGCCTGTCAGACGCGGCGCATTTTATTAGCACGGGGCTCAGCCAATGACCCTCCTGGACCGAGCCTTCGTGCTTCGTCTTGGCCCACGCCCGGCGGAGGAGTACTCTGCAGGCCTCCCTGACGGCACCTCGGTCTTAGGTCGGCTTGCCACCGAGATCCGGTGTGTCCGCTGCGGGCACCTCATCGTCGAGCACGGCGCCGAAGGCGATCGTCCGGACCTCGACCCGTCGTACATGGTCTGCGAGGTGCAGGGCTGCGAGTGTGTGGACTTCCACCACTGCTGGCGAGACGACTGCCCGGAGTGCGCCGGCTCTGACGATCCCCGGCGCCACCTCGGGCTGCGGCAGGTCCGGTCATGACACCAGTGCCCCAGGCGTTCATAGACCGGGCCCGCGCCGGCGGGGAGCTCGCCGTCCTGGCAGCGCGTCGCCAGGACCTCGAGCGGGTCATGCGGGAGATCTACGAGGGCGAGCCCGAGATCTCGATCCATCGCGCGAGCATGCACCTGCGGTGGCCGGCGGGAGGGGTGGCATGGTTCCTCTGCGACCTGGTCTACCTGCGCGGCCGCCGCCTCGACGGAGCCTGGCTCATCCAGTACGAGGGCGCCATGCTGCCGCCAGAGACGGAGGCCTACGTCAGGACCTGCAGCCGTGGCCCTGAGCTGGTCCTGTGGAGCTCGTGGGGGCTATGAGCGAGCGCCGGTGCTCGGTCTGTGGCGCCCAGGAGCCGGAGGTGAAGCTGGCCATCGCGGCCGATGACGGAGTCGTGGTGCTCAGCCAGCGATCCCTGCCCCTCGGAGTGAGGGCCGATCTGCCTTTCCTAGCGACGGATTTCGAGAATGTCGACCGCCCGCTCCGCGCCGGCGACGTCGTCTGCATGAGCCACACCGCGGTCCGCCCTGACGGCAACTACGTGCGCCTGGAGGACGGCGGGTGACGGTCTACATCGACCCGCGGCGCCTGTATAGGCAGCGCTTCGACGCGGAGCGGGCCGCTCGCCTCGAGCTTTCTGGCGGAAACCCGGAGGCCTCGAGCTGATGGCCATCGAAGAAATCACGCGGCCGCGCGAGGACGGGACGTCGTCGACGCTGCTCTGCGGCCGGCCAGGCTGTGACGCGATCGCCGAGACGCTGATCGAGATCACCTGGGCTGACTCGGGCTGGGCATCGTCGGCGCCTGCTGGGAGCACCACGAGGAGCTGGCGGTCCTGACGCTCAAGGCCCGGGCTGAATGGGAAGGGAGCTCATGAGGATCCTCGGTCTGGACTTGTCGCTCGTTTCGACGGGCTACGTGCTCCTCGGCGAGACCGGCAACGTTGTGTGGCATGGCTCGGTCGGATCCAGCCGCCTGCGTGAAGTCGAGCGCCTCGCCTACTTCGACGAGTGGCTGCGCGAGTACGTGCACCTGAAGCCTGGATCCATCTACGGGTGGCCGGTAGACGCCGTCGGCATCGAGGGCTACTCATACGCCTCGGTCAGCCACCACCATGCCATCGGCGAGCTCGGTGGCGTCATCAAGCTGGCCATCCACCAGGCCGGCATCCCCATCACCGTCATCCCGCCTTCGACCTGGAAGAAGGTCCTGTGCGGCAAGGGCAACCTCGACAAGCGCAACGCCGCGGTGGAGATCTCGAAGAGATACCAGGTCGACTTCGCGTCCGAGGACACCCTCGATGCCTGGGCGGTGGCCATGTGTCTCCGCCGGCAGCTCCTCGGCCTCGACAAGCCGGAGCCCAAGCCTCGACGTCGCCGCACTGCGCCCCCGCAAACGTCCCTCCACCTCGAACCCACCGCGTGACCAAACGCAACCGCCGGCGGGACAAAGGCGTACAGAAGGCCAGGCCTCCGCAGTTCCGCGCGCAGGGCAAGTGCGAGAGCTGTGGCCGCTACAGGTTGCTCGCCGAGGCCTGCTGGTTCTGTTATCCGGCCTGGCCACCCTCGTGCATCTGCGACGTCGACCTGGCGCCCGGGCCCGCGATGGGTGCTCATCGCCACCTCGAGCACGAGCTGCTCGAGCGCCTCAGCCAGCTGGATTACGAGTCGATCGACGAGACGATCCTACTGCCGACCGACGAGTGGCCGAGCTCTGACGCGGACGTCGTCAGCTTCGAGCATGAGGAGCTCGTCGGCATCACCGAAGGCGGCGAGGGCCATGTTGCGCGCCGATACCGTCCGGCCCGGCCGTCCTGGCGCGACGCACCCGAGTACAAGGCCTTCCTGAAGCGGTATCCCGACCTGCGCCGGCGAGCGAGCCAGGGCATCGACTCGATCTTCGCGTTCTTCGAGCTCACGACGTCGGAGGCGGACGTGTGGTCGCTCGACGCGGCCGGCTACACCCCGGAGTGGATCGCCGAGCGGCTGCGCTATAAGCCGGGCGGCGTGACACAGCTCCTGGAGTCAGTCGAGTCGAAAGTGCACGCCAAGCTCGCTCGTTTGGATCGGGCGTATGCCGCGGCCGGCTGAGATCAAACCTGATAGCGGCGTTGTGGGGTGCTTCCGTTGTTAGTTAGCGAGGAGATATTTCACTGATCGCAGACGACGTCCTGGCCAGTCTCCAGCCCTCGCTGAGGGCTCGGGCGCATGAGCTGGAGCCGTCGTCAGGCGACGATCTCCTCCAAGAAACCTACCTCCGCTTCCTCGAGAAGGCGCCGGCGTTCCGCGGCGAGCGGCAGCTGAAGCGTTGGCTGCGGACCGTCATGCGGAATCTACACATGGACCGCCTGGCCGGCCGCGACCTCGACTGGAAGTAGCTCCCGCATCCCGACCGCTCCGCCCGGTCGGGGTCCCGGAGCAGCAGCGCCATACATCGCAGTCCGTTTCGGGACCCATCCCTGAGGAGGCCGCATGGTTGGAAGGCGCATCCAGCACGTCGACGGCCAGGATCCATACCACGAGCTGACCGAGCCGGGCGACTACGTGCTCGTCACCGAGGCGCCGTATGCGCACGGTGGCAGGCAGTCGGTCTACTTCATCGTGCCGGAGCCGCTGAAGCCGCCGATTGACGAGGACAACGTCGTGGTCCAGCGCCTCAAGCGCCTCGCCAGCTGCGCATCACCCCCGCACGTGTTCCGTGAGTGCGCGGACGGCTCGCTGGAGATCCGGGAAAGCCTGCTCGTCACGCAGCGTTGGAAGGGCACCGAGCGCACCTGGCACGGCTACCTCGACGAGGGCCACAACTGGAGGACCGTATGACGTGGGCGTTACTGCTCGCTGCGATCGTGCTCTTCCTCTGCGGAGCACTCGCCGGCTACAAGCTCGGCTGGTGCGACGCCTACGCGAAGGGCCGCGCGGATGCCCTCAGGCCGCTCAAGCCCGTCGGCTTCAGAGGCAGCTGGTGACCGCCGCCAACGAGCACCGGCCTCGCCTCGTGCAGTCCAAGCACGTGCTCGAGCTCATCCACGGATCGCACCCGCTGGGCCGCTTCAATGCCTGGCTCGCGGTCAAGATCACTCGGGTCGTGGCGACCATGTGGTGCGCCTACGTGTTCGCCGGCTTCGCCCTCCTTGCCTTGCCGGCCGCTGTGGCCGCCGGCTCGCTGCTGCCCCTGGTCAACTGGGCCTCGTCGAACTTCGCTCAGCTCGTCCTCCTGCCGCTCATCATGGTCGGCCAGGCCCAGCTGCAAGCGGCGTCGGACGCGAGGGCTGAGGCTGACCACGAGACGCTGACCGCCCTGCATGCCATGAACGTGCAGCAGCTGGCCATCCTGGAGGGGCAGAACCGGATCCTCGGTGAGCTCGAGAAGCTCGCCCCCGGCAGCGTCTCGTGACCCCTGCAGCCAGGGAGCAACGCGACCGGAAGCTGGCCCTCGCCTGGCATGTGCTAGACGCGGCCCTGGCGGCCGTCGGGCTTGCCTGGTCGCTGTACCACCTCTTCTTCGCCCCGAAGCCGCTCGTGGAGACGTCGCCGCGGCGGTGAGGGCAGGCGACCGCGTGATTGTGATCGCCGAGACGGACGAGTACTTCGGACGCTCGGGCGAGATCGTCGAGATCAACGCCAAGGGCGACCTGGTCGTCGACGTCGAGGTTCCCTCGCGCTGGCGCGCGGCATTCAAACCGCACGACATCGAGCTCGAGGAAGTGGTTCGGAAGAAGAAAACGCGGAGGCAGTGAGCTGGCATGGAACCGATCCCCCAGGACGTCGAGCAGCTCGTCGCACATCTCTGCTGCGGCGGCTGCCTCACACCACGCGGCCATGGATTCAGCGTCACGGTCAGCCACTACCAGGGCCCGATGTACACGCTGGTTACTTGCTGCCTGCGCTGCGGGCGAACCGGATTCGGCCGCTTCAAGACCGAGATGGATGTCCCGGCGCCGGCGGGCAGCGTGCCTGAGATCAGCTCGGACGAGTCGATCGAGCTTCATGAAGCTCTGAAGTCGGACGACTGGCTCAGTCAGCTCACCGGGCGCAGATGAGCATTCTTGTCCCGCAGGCGACGGCCGCGGGCCCGCGCGGTCTCTACGTCGCCTGCCGCGAGTGCCTGAAGGACTTCCGGTCCTCGGAGCTCGTCGGACGACTGTGTGTCACCTGTCGGGTGCATCAGCGCTGCGCTGAAGTCCGCGGCGAGCTCGAGACCTTCATCCGGAAGCAGCGGCGATATGCGGCTGCCGGCGCGGCCGTGAAACCGGAGCAGCTCGAGCGCCTGAAGCGCCGTCTCATCCGCCGCATCCAGGAGGTCGCTCCGGATCCTCGGATGGGCATGGAACTCTTCGAGAAGGAGCTCCAGGCAGCCCTGGCTCCCACCGGTGTCGTCAGCCGCGGTCGGGTGCTTGAGGTGGTCCAGGCCAGCCAGCTGCTGCGGTGAAGGGCCTCATCGGGTTCGCCCGAGACGTCCTCGGTGTCGACTTCTACCCCGGCCAGCGCGAGGTCCTCAACGAGTGGATCGAGAGCCAGAAGCGCAAGGGAATCTGGTGCCTCGGCCGGCGCTCCGGCAAAGGGTTGATGTCCGGCGCGGCCGCGATCCACAACGCAGTCATCGAGGATTACACCGGCTGCCTCCGACCAGGTGAGACGCGCTTCATCGTGCCGGTCGCCACTCGCCAGGAACAAGCGCGCGAGCAGATCCGCGTTATCAAGGAGCTCATCGAGAACGCGAGGGATCGCGACCTGGCCAAGATGGTCGACCAGGAAGCATCAACGCTCGACGAGGTCGTGTTCCGACACAACGTCGTCATCCGCGCCCTGCCGTGCTCCTCGCGGTCGACCCGAGGTTTGCCGATCAGCCTGCTGATCCTCGACGAGGCCGCGCACATGATGACCAACGAGGACGGCTTCGCCGCCGGCAAGCGCGTCTACCAGGCGCTCTCGCCGTCGACGGCGCAGTTCGGCGCGCGGGGCTACATCTTGGTCACGTCGACGCCGCTGTGGGCCAACGGCATCTTCTGGGACCTCTTCAGCGCCGGCCTGCGAGGCGCGAAGGACACGTTCGTCGCGCAGCGGCCGACGTGGGAGATGAATCCCACCATCACGCGGGAATCGCTGGAAGGCGACTTCCTCGCCGACCCCGAGTCTGCTCGAGCAGAGTACGGCGCGGAGTTCGTCGAAGGCGCGGGCGCATACCTACCGCCGGAACAGGTCCAGGCCTGTCGGGTGGAGGGCCGCCTCGAACTACCGCCGGCCGAAGCGCCGTTTTACATGGCGGCGGCCGACCCGGCGTTCGCCGCCGGAGGCGACGCATTCACCTTTGCGGTGGGTCATCGCATCGGCGCCGGCGACGAGGTGACCGTCGTTCTCGACGTCCTCAGGTCCTGGCGTGGCAAGCACTCGCCCCTTAACTCCGACAAGGTCCTGGATGAGATCGCGGCCGAGTGCAGCCGCTACCGCATCCGACGAGTCGTCAGCGACCAGTACGCGGTCGTACCGCTGGCTGATGGTCTCCGCCGGCGAGGCATCAAGCTCATCGCGCAGCCGCTGCACAACGAGCTCAAGGCCGACATCTTCGGCAACCTGAAGAAGCTGCTCAACCTCGAGCGCATCCAGCTGCTCGACGACCCAGCGCTTGCGTCGGAGCTCGTGAGCCTGCAGTTGCGCCCGAGCCGGGGCGGCAAGCCGATCATCCAGGCTGCTTCCGGCCACAAGGACGACCGCGCGATGGTCGTGGCCACAGTCGCTCACTCGCTGTTCAAACCGACGCAGGGCCGGGCCTTCATGGAGGCCTGGGAGCGTCGCGCGGCGCGAGCCAAGTCCGCCTAAATCCCGAGGAGGTCCGATTTGGCACGAGCGCCTCAGGTCACGCCGGACGGCAAGTTCTTTTGGACTGGTCGTCGCTGGGAGCACATGCCATCGGAGACCTCAATCCTCGGACCGAATGGGCGCGTGCTCGCCCCTGTGACGAAGGCGCTTGCGCCCGCGGTCGGCGCGAATCCGAATCCGGTGGTCGAGCAGTCGATGCTCGAGCAGGGAATGGGCTACCAGCGCCCGTTCTCGCCAGGTCGACCGCTCAACCCCTACTTCGGATTCTCAGCGGACCCGAGGCAGTTCGACTTCATGACCGGCGAGAACATCGTCAGCCGGCCGCGCCACAACCGCGTTTCCTTCGTGACGCTGCGCGAGATGACGGCGCACTACGACGTCGCCCGGATGTGCATCTCGCGCCGGATCGACTCGTTCCGGTCGTTCACCTGGTCGATCGTGCCGGCGGACGGCTACCAGTCGAGCGACATGCGCGACGCGATCATGGAGGCGAGGCGCCGCATCGCGAAGCCGGATGGGCGCACGTCCTATCCGTCCTGGATCGCGATGTACCTCGAGAACCTCTTTCGGTACGACGCGCCCGCGGTCTTCCGCCGACGCAATCGCGTCGGCCAGGTCATCAGCCTCGAGATCGTCGACGGCTCCTCGATCGCTCCGCTGCTCGACGAGTACGGACGTCCGCCAGCGGCGCCGGCGCCGGCATTCATGCAATTCGCGAACGGCGTGCCGTGGGATTGGCTGACCGTCGACGACCTGATCTATCAGCCGTACTGGCCACAGCCCGACTCGCCCTACGGGCGGGCGCCGCTCGAGACGATCCTGATGACGGCGAACACCGACCTTCGCCTGCAGCAGCACCTCCTCGAGCAGTGGACCGAAGGCTCGATCGCCGCCGGCCTCATGGAAGCGCCGGAGGACCTGAGCAGCCCGGCGGAAGTCGAGGAGCTGCAGGACACGTGGGACGCCGACGTCGAGGGCGACCAGGCGCAGAAGCGCAAGATCCGGTGGGTTCCTCACGGCTCGAACTACAAGCCGATGCACGACGGCAAGTTTGAGGACCAGCTGGCCAACTGGCTCATGCGGAAGACCTGCGCTTCGTACAACGTGATGCCGCAGGACGTCGGCCTGACGCAGGACGTCAACCGGGCCACCGGCGAGACGCAGGTCGACATCCAGGAGCGCATCGCCGACCGCCCCCTCGCCAATCACGTCGACACGATGTTCACCGACTACCTGCAGAACGACTGCGGGCTGCCGGTGAAGATGATTACCTCGCTCTCGGCCGAGAAGGAAGATCGCAAGACCGAGGCCGAGGCCTGGAAGATCTACATCGAGACCGGCATGGCGTCCGCGGACGAAGGCCGCGAGAAGGTGCTTGGCCTGGAGATCGACAACGCGCGCCCGGTTCCGCGGTTCTTCAACAACCCGCGCACGGGCCCGATCCCGCTCGAGAGCATCTTCGCAATCTCCGGACCGATCGACCCCGAGACCGCGGCGCCGAGCGAGGACATGCCTCTCACCGACCAGCAGTTCGCCGGCGCCCCTGCCGTTCTGCCGGACAAGCTGCCCGGCGATCCCGCCTTCAAGCGAGCTCCGGTCAACCCGGATGATCCGAAGTTTCCGCAAAACGAGAAGGTCCGCCCCGAGACCGGCGTGATTACGCCGCCAGCGCAAGCGACCGCTCCCACCGCGACCTCCGCGGCCGCAGTGCCACCGCCCCCGACCGCCGTGCGCAAGGACGCCAACAAGGGTCTCCTGGCCGCCGGCCTGGTCGTGCGGGCCGCCGACACCGGCCGCGTTCTTATGCTGCAGCGCTCGCTCGACGAGACGGATCCGGCAGCGGGCATGTGGGAGTGGCCAGGCGGACACATCGAGGCGGGCGAGACCCCGTGGCAGGCGGCGTACCGGGAATGGCAGGAGGAGACTGGCCGCCAACTCACAGGCGTCGAACTGTTGGGAACCTGGACGGTCGGCCCCTATCAGGGCTTTCTGGCGGAAATTCCACGAGAAGCGGACCTCGACCTCAACCTGCAGGCGGGCCGTGTGATCAACCCCGACGATCCCGACGGC